AGAATATGGCACTAATAAATGACCCTAATGTAACCGCCCAACTGGCAGCATTGGCAAATCAGGGAACAATTGATACAAATACAATTGTATCTTTATTAAACTCTGTTTTACCTGCTGGACAACAAATTGCAGTTGGTTCTGGCGTTACAACAGGAATATACAAAAGATTTGGAGATTTTGATAAAGTAAATGCAAAAGTTGAAGTTGTAACTACTGGATTGTGGACTAACGATTCTGGTTCTTTAACAGCATTTTATACATCATCAACTCAAGCAACCGCAACAAGCGGACAATATTATTATAATGTTTATAACGCAAATCCTGCAAGTGATTCTTCGGCAGAAGTACAATATGCAGTAGCATATGGACATGTTGATGGAAGTGGTTCAGTAGATTTAGCAACTGATGATAATTCATTATTAGCAACTAAAGCTACTTACGCTCAGTATCGTACAATGTTGTTAGATGACCCAACCGCTAAATTTCAATTTGAAAATGCAAGTGGTGTAGCAACTAATGCAAACGATATTTATGTAATTAATATTGCTAGAGCAAGATTCAGAGAAGAAATGGATGCAGGAAACTGGTCACTTAAAGTTTCTGGCTCTAATGGATTATTTACTTTTATTGATGATAGTGGTAAGAAGTTTGGAGATACTTTAGGTAAAGCTGGTAGAGTATTCAAAGTTGTATCTGGTTCTTTAAATTTAGGAACTCAAAACGATGCAACTGTAGTATCAACAACCGCATCAAACGGATTGGGATATGGATTATTTTATCCTGATAAAGGAATAATCATCCTAAATCCTGCAGCAATTGGAACTACTGTTGGTAATGTTTTCAATGAAGCTTTCCAAACTATTGGAACTTTAACACCAGCAACATCAACCGCAACTGAGCAATATAATCATAAGAGATTATACTACGCAATTAAGCATGGTAAGGACTTTGAAGCAAGAAGAACTGAAGATGTATCAACTCAACATTTCTTTGTAAGAGCAACAAATAGAGAGTTTAACTACTCTAACAACCCAACATATGTAAATACTGATGGTACATTCCAAGAAACAACATTCGAAACTGACCCACAAACGTTCATTACAACTGTAGGTCTTTACAATGATGCAAATGAAATGATAGCAGTAGCTAAAACTTCTCAACCAATTGTAAAATCTTTTGATAAAGAAGTATTGATTAAAGTAAAATTATCATTCTAATTTTTATAATCTAAAAATATGAAAACCCCCGATTTAAAGGGGGTTTTTCATTTAGGAAATATTTATATAAAACCCAAAATAATAAATGCTAAAAGAAATCCCAAAATCGGATATCACTACAAGACAATTTAAAGTTTATAAAGAATGGACTTTAGATGAAAATGATATTCAGCCAATATTTGGTAAAAGTGGTAGTTTTGGAAACTATGATGAAGAAATTGAAGAAAAATCATATGGTATTTCCAAAGCAGCATTTTTTCGTTCTATAAAAGCTCAATTTTATAATAATCCATCAACAGCTTCAATATTAACCGAAGTTGGTAGAAGACAATCTTATGCTTCAACTAATGAAAGAGTTTTGGAAAGTGAATTGGCAGTTTTAGCAGTTCCACAATCTAAGTATGGTGAAGGTATTAAGGTTGGTTCTGTACAATTTATAAGTGGAAGCGAAACTTTTGTAGATGATGGGTATTCTAATTTAGTTTACAATAATGAAATAAGAGGAAATGTATTTTATGACAGGGGTATAATTGTTTTAACAAAAAATATAAACAGTGGCTCTGTATTAAATTCATTTACTTTAAATTATCGTTCAACTAAAACCATTTATGAAAATGAAATTTTTCTAACTGTTTTAGAAAACGAATTTAACACATCAACTAATCCAACAGCCATAGATTGGAGTTCTGATAAAAAATCTGGTAAAATAAAATTGCATTCTATAACTTCTTCAATAGACCCAACGGTTACAGCAGGTTTTGCTGATTTTGAATTTAGTTCTTCAATAGACCCAACTGGTTCTTATTTGGCACCTTATATAACAACAATTGGATTATATGATAACGATTTAAATATGGTTGCAGTTGCAAAGTTACCACAACCAATGAAATCTTTACCAGATTATCCAATAAATTTTATTGTTCGTTTGGACACGTAAGGTTATATTTATATAAAGAAAAATAATTAAAAATGCCAACAATTTTAGATATATTTGCAAAAACTCCACCAAAAACTGGAGCTGCTAATGTTAAAGGTGTAGATACAACTCCTATCGGAACTGATAATCCTAGAGGTGAAATGAAACCATCTAAGGATTTATCTAAAGATGAAAAGAAATTATTCAAAGCAAGAGGTGGGGTATTGAAAAATAGAAAATACTCCGATACTTTTAAAAAGTAATTAATGTCTTGGAAATTTAAGGGAAATATTGTTACGGAAGAAAATACACCAGAGGGTGCGGTTGGGTTTGTCTATAAGATTGTACACACTCCAACTGGTAAATTCTATATTGGTAAAAAATCACTCACTTCAACCCGCCGATTAAAACCCCTAAAAGGGAAAGTTCGTAAAAGAGTAGTTCGTAAGGCTTCTGATTGGGAGAAATACTATTCATCAAACGAATGGATTAAGAACGAAGTAAAAGAAGGTAGAGGGGAAGATTTTGAAAGAGAAATCATCCAATTCTGCTTTAGTAAAAAATCACTTACATATTGGGAAGTTTGGTGGCAATTCAAACTAGATGTTTTGATGGACCCGCAATCTATTAATGAAAATTTAATGGGAAAATTCTTCCGAAAGGATATATATTAATAAACACACGTTATGACTTTAGATGAAATTTGTAAAAAGTACGGCATTTCAGATGCATACTTAAATTCAAAAGATGATGCACATTCTATTGCAGCTGCATCCCTTATAGACCTTAAAGGTATGGTTTTAAACAATACTCCAAGAGAACAAGTTGCTAATAAATTACAATTTTTGGCAGATTTTCTTACAGATGTTAAAAACTCAAATTGGGGTTAAAATATTTGGTTATATCCTAAAAAAGTTGTATATTTGTAGGGTATAACACAAAATATGCTATCTGGTAAGAACAAATTAAAAATAATCACTATATTAGACTCGGCATTGGGAGTTGGTTCATCCTTAAAGGGAAATGAACAGGCACACCATTGTCCATTTTGTAATCACCATAAAAAGAAGTTACAAATTAACTTAGATACTCAAAGATGGCATTGTTGGGTATGTGATTCTAAGGGTAGAAGTATTCAATCCCTTCTTCGCAAACTCAATGTGGATTTGAGGGATGTGGCGGTTGTAAAAGATGTATATGGTGATGAGCCTGAATATGACCCAAAAGAGGAATTTGTAGCTAAGTTACATTTACCTAAAGAATTTAAACAATTATATTTCAAACCAAAAGGTATTAATCCTTTGTATAACCAAGCCATTCACTATCTTACCAAAAGAGGTATAACTCAAGCGGATATTGTAAAGTATAACATCGGATATTGTGAAGATGGACTTTATGGTGGGAGAGTTATCATTCCTTCTTACGATGATAATGGTGACTTGAATTATTTTGTAGCTCGTTCTTTTTATGAAGATGAGAGGATGAAGTATAAGAATCCACCAATTAGCAGAGATGTAATTGTATTTGAGAATATGATTAATTGGAACGAACCTATTATTTTGGTTGAAGGTGTATTTGATTCTTTCTCAGTTAAAAGAAATGTAATTCCATTGTTAGGTAAATTCTTACTTAGCAAACTCAAAAATAAAATTATGGAAAAGGGTGTTAAGGATGTAGCAATTATGTTAGATTCTGATGCCGTAGAAGATTCCACTAAACATACTGAATGGTTTATTAAGAATGGTATAAGTGTAAAGAACATTATACCAACTGATAAAGATGCAGGTGAAATGGGTTTTAAAAAAGTAAATGAAATATTAAAAGATGCCAAAGAAACTGGATGGGATGATTTGGTGATGGCAAAGTTAAATAACATATGAGTAAATTAAAAAGAATTTATCATATTGCGGATATACATATCCGTAATGTAAAGAGACACAAAGAGTTTAGGCAAGTATTTGAAAAAATGTTTGAAGAAATCCGTAAAAGAGGAACTGAAGATTCAATCATTTATTTGGCAGGTGATATTGCACATGCTAAATTAGAAATGTCACCTGAATTAGTGAAAGAGATTAGTTGGTTATTTACCGAATGTTCAAATACATGTCCAACAATTCTTATTGCTGGTAATCACGATTGTAATATGAACAACCAAGACCGATTGGATGTTCTTTCACCAATTGTAGAAGCTCTTAACCTACCTAACTTTACATATCTAAAAGATACTTCGGTACATTGGGTAGATGATGTAGCATTTTCAGTATTCAGTATTTTTGATAACAAAGATAATTGGATAATGGCTGATGATTTTAGTTTACAATCAGCCCGATTAAAAGTTGCACTATTTCACGGACCTGTTGACCATTCACAAACCGATGTGGGATATGTTGTAAGTAGTAGACATTTCACAACCGATTTATTTGATGGTTTCCATTTGGCACTTTTGGGTGATATACATAAAAGACAAGAATTGATTTCACCTAAAGGATGTAAGTGTGTGTACGCTGGTTCATTGGTACAACAAAACTTTGGAGAAACCTTAGATAAGCATGGTTTTTTAGTTTGGGATTTAGATACATTAACATATGAAGAAGTTGATATTAAAAACGATTATGGTTATTATACCATGGATATTATCGCAGGAGTTGTTCCTGACGTTACTGATTTACCTGTTCATCCAAGGCTTAGGGTAAGATTCTCCGATACCGATGCGGTTGATACAAAAAGAGCAATCACCGAAATAAAAATAAAATATGGTGTAGATGATTTTACAACCATAAGGACAGATAGTTTCCAAAAGAAAAAAACTGGTGATAGAGATAATCAATTAGAGCTAGAAGATATTACGGATGTAAATTATCAAAACTCACTTATATCTGACTACATTCAAAGGATGATGCCATTCGCAACTGCGGAAGATGTAGCAGGAGTACAATCACTAAACAAAGATATTAATAGTAGAATAGTATTGGATGAGCTGACAAGAAACGTACAATGGAAGCCGGTAAGATTTGAATTCTCCAATATGTTCAGTTACGGTGAAGACAATGTAATCCATTTTGACAAAGTAAATGGACTAATGGGCTTATTCGCACCAAACGCAGCAGGTAAATCATCCCTATTTGATGCAATCTCTTTCTGCCTGTTCGATAGATGTAGTAGAGCCTTTAAGGCAGCTAACATTATGAACAATAGAAAGAGTGATTTCCACTGCCAATTGGATTTTGAAGTAGAAGGTATTCCATACTCAATCCGTAGAGAAGCACGAACTATTAATAAGGGAAGAAACGTAAAGGTAGATGTGGAATTTTGGAGAACCAATGGAACGGAAAGAGAATCCCTAAACGGAACGGAGAGAAGGGATACCAACCAAATCATTGAGGGATATGTAGGGAGATATGAGGATTTCGTTATGACTGCCCTATCACTACAAGGTAACAATGCTCTATTCATTGATAAATCACAATCGGAGAGAAAGGACTTGTTGGCTCAGTTTATGGGCTTGGATATATTTGATAAGCTGTACGAAACGGCAAGTGAGGAAATTAAGGAAGTGGCTGCACTAATCAGAAATTTCAAAAGGACGGATTTTACGACTGAATTAGCCCAAAAAGAAACCGACTTGAAGTCCCAAAAGGAAACTCTGAAAGAACTTAACAAAACCCAAAGAGAGCAGAATGAAAGTAAAGATGGAATTCAAAACCAAATTACGGAATTGAGTAAATCCATCACCCCAATAGATAGTAAGTTGGATTTGGT